TCATCCGACGGCTCCATATGCGTGTGCTGATCCGGCCAGCCATGTGACGGCATGCCCGTTGGTGTTGATGGCTTTGCCGCCGGCAGCGCCGGGGTTGCCAGACACAATAATGAATGGCTCGTCAAAACCACCTGTGTCGATCATCCCCGCACCCCCAGCGGCCCCCCAGCCACCGCCACCGCCTGCACGCGCAATGTTGGCGTTTCCGTTCGTATCTCGGTAAATTTCAAAGGTGTCGCTGCGGCCGGCTTGTCCGGGCCCGCCTCCGGGTGCCGTGAAGGCGGTATCAAATACTGAGCCAAACGGCTTTACTGGCCGCAAGTCTGGAAAGGCTGTGTTTACCGCGGCCTGTAGTCGATTTGTCTGGGTAAACACTTCACCTATACCGCTCGCAGTGCCGGGTATGATCCGGCCGCCACCTTGCCCTGATATGCCACCGATCTTGAACGGACCGGTGTTTCCACTTCCACCACCCATTGCAGTCTCCTTTTAAATTCCGTCACCTTCTTGGATGGCCGCGCCACTCGCGCCACCTGCGCCACCGTGGGGGGCAATTGTTTGTCCTGCCCAGCTATTGGCATCGAGTGCCACGGTGCCAACCTGTCCGATCAACCCGCCTGCGCCAAAACTGCCCAGCGTTGTCCCGTTGGTGTTGCCTGTGTTGGCAGGACCACCGCGACCACCCCCTGCGCCACCGCCGCCGGGGGTGTGGATGTTTGCAAGAGTAATGATGACTGCTGGTGTTCCGGTGTGGGCAGCACCCCCACCGCCACCGCCGCCGATATAGCCGCCCGCATTATCAATACTGATGGGGCCGGTCAGGGCGATGGCAGGCCCACCCGGTGTCGGCGCGACGTAAGTGACACGGTCGGCTTGCAGATAACCGCCATCGCCACCCTTGCCGATGATGAAGCCGTTGTTGATCAGCGTGAGCCCGCCAGGGAAAGTACCGCCCATATCGAGAGCGGGGATCGAGGTATTGTCTGACCAGATATAGATGCCAGGCGCGATCGTGACCCGCGCGGCGGCGGCGCCATTCCAGCCTTGGCCCAAGAGGTAGCTGCGCAAGTTCAAATGCAGCTGATGCGCGGAGATTGTGTGCGAGAACTGCGCAGACTTGCCCCTGAGGCTGGCCTTGCCAATCGGCCCGCTTGGCACGCCTGCAAGTGCGCGCACAGCCGTTTCGCCAAGCGCGATCGTGGCCGTGGCGGGGCGGCCAAGCTCGGTGTTGACGGCCGAGAGTGAGAGCGGCCCTGTGGTGGGAAGCGGCATGGGTCACGGGCTCCCGAATGCTGTGACATTGCCCAGCACCGTCAGATTGCCAGAGGCGTCGAGCACCATGATGTTGGTGCCGTTGTGGCGAAAGGTCAGCGTCGTGCCGCTGGCATGGGCCGTGAAGGCGCCCCAGCGGGCCCCCACCTCGACGATCTCTTCACTGCCATCGGCGCGTTTGAGGAAGAGCTTTCCGTCGCGGGTGTTGATTGCAAGCTCACCCAGATCAAGCTGGGCCGTGGTTGGCACCTTGGTGGCAACCGAAGAGCGTTTCATACGAATGATACTGGCCATGTGGCCTCCTGCGGTTCAGCCTCATGTGAGGCAAGGATCAAGGCGGATCAGAATGTGCCGCCGTCAAGGGTGATGCCGGTGATGCTGCCACCAGTGATGGCCACCGCATTGGCAGCTTGTGTGGCAAGCGAGCCGAGCCCGAGGTTTGATCGCGCCGTGGTCTTGTTCGGCAGATCGGCGAGGTTGGAGGCTGCGGCCAGCTTGCCGGCCAGCCCATTGGTCACCGTGCTGGCAAAGTTCGGATCATCGCCCAAGGCAGCGGCCAACTCGTTCAGCGTATCAAGGGCACCGGGGGCTGCATCGACCAGCGCGCCAATCGCGCTCGCAACAAAGGCCGTGGTTGCAAGCTGGGTTGTGTTGGTCCCGGTAGCAGGTGTCGGCGCGGTGGGCGTGCCGCTCAGCACCGGCGAGGCAAGCGCTGCCTTCGCATCAAGTGCTGCCTGCAGCCCTGTCACCTGAGAGATCGCGTGGCTATGGGTGGCAGGCGTAAAGCTCGTTGGCTTGCCGGTCACCCCTGTCCAAGGCACGCTGTCGGCAGCCTCGGCCGCATCCACCTTGCCATTGTTGTTGCTGTCGTAGGTGGCCTTCAGCATATCCCCCGCACCAAAGCCCGTAAGCGCGGTTTGCACGAACGCTGTGGTGGCGATCTGCGTGGTATTTGTCCCGCCTGTCGCTGTGGGTGCCGTTGGCGCGCCGGTCAAGCCGGGCGAGGCCAACGCCGCCTTTGCGTTCAGCGCCGTCTGCAGCCCCGTCACATCTGCAATGGCATGGCTGTGGGAGCTTGCGGCTTTGCCATCCAGTGCTGTCTGCAGGCCACTGACCTCCGAGATGGCATGGCTATGGCTGGCGGCCGCCTTGCCCGCGAGCCCGGCATCGAACTGCGACTTGCGCACCAGATCGGTGCTGACGCTCGCATCCTGGCTGGATTTCGGCACAATGGCGAAGGTCTTGGCGCCCGCGATCGCCTGCGCCCCGGTCAGGTCAACAAAAGCCCCGCGTCCGGCCAGCGGCAAGATGGCTGTGGCATTGCCCGCGCCGTCATCGCCCTTGCCGATGTAAAGCGTATCATCGACCTCGTTATGGGCGACCTCGCCGGATTTAAGCGCGGCGGGCGCGCCTGCATTGCCGGCCTGGCGGCGTTTGAACTGGATTGTGTTGGCCATCAGAAGAAGCCTCCGTTGATAGGGGTGTCAGTGGGAAGGATGGTGATGCCGGGATCGCCTTGATCGCCCTTGTCGCCTTGCGGACCAATCGCGCCTTGCGGCCCGGGCTGGCCACCGATCCGAATGCGGTAAGGACCGGTCGCGATACGAACCGCCACAGGTGCTCGGATGGTGATCGGACCGGTCTGGGATGGTGCGAGACTCATGGCGCAAGCCCCCGTGTCACCGGCAGCATGACTGGGATCTCAAGGAAGAAGCCCAGATGCAGATCAGGATCAACGTCAACGCGTACGAGATCAAGGACCACCCGCCCGGGTGCCAAGGCCAATGTCTGATCGGGACGTAGCGCCAACTCCAAGACCGTATCGCTGACCCGCAGCACGCCACCATCAGCGCTGCTGATTGTGGCCAGCACCGTCGGATCACTGGCGCGCAGCCGCAGTTGCCCGGCATAGGCGGCCTCTTCGACAAAGACGGGGGCGGCTGCCTCGATCTGCAAGCGCCATGGATAGCCGATCATCACTGCCGGGCCTTCGGTCATGGTGGTGACGCTCATGGCTGCCACCCGCAGAGCCGGGCGCCTGTCTCATTATGGGCGAGGATCTGGCGCGCGGTGCCATCTGTCATCTGATCAGCGCGTGAGGGGCGGATGGGTGCGGCCCAGTCGCAGACCATCTGCCCCGGCCCTTGATGCTCAGTCGCGCATCCAGCGAGTAAGGCGGCGATCACGCTCAGCAGGGCTGGCAATCTCAACATCATGGCGGGTGTCCTTGGCGGTATGAAGCGCGCGGATGCGGGCATCGGCGCGGCGGATGGCGTAGTTGGCCTCAGCGACCTGGCGACCCTGGCGTAAGGCGATCCCAAGGGCTGCAAGAAACGCCAAAGCCATCGCGCTGTAGAATGCTGCGCGCCTACCAAGGCGCATGAAGAAGGCATAGCCAAACCTCATCATGGCGTGCGCCCCGTGCGGTGATCGTCAATTCGGGCCGCGCGTGCCTTCAGCGCGTAGAGAATAACACCGACAAACACGGCCATGCCGATCCACGGCAGTGCAGCGGCCAGCCAGCTCTCCATCCCAAAAAGCGCAATCATCCGCCCTGCCATATCCTGCGCTTCTTCTGCCTCAGCCAGGGCGGGCGCGATCTGTGCCCCGAGCGTGCCCGCAGCACCCACAACGCCCAGCCCGATCTGGGCATTGGCCGCGGCAACGATGCGGCTTTGCTCAGGGCTGCCCGCGGCGCGCGTAGGTGCCACCTTGCGCGGTATGGCGTGCTCCAGCGCCTCGGCCAGTGCCACATCGACAATCGGCACCAGCGCCAGCGCATGGTCATCGCGAAAGGCGAGGATTGCGGCCCGTGTGCGCGGGCCAATTATACCGTCAACCGTTCCCACATCATGATAGCCAAGCGCGCGCAGGCGGGTCTGGACATCGCGGACGGTCATCGTGACAGCAGGCGCCACATGACCTGCACGCCGCACACCCAAGAGCTTAGAGACCGGATAGCGCTTTACATTGACCGCATCGCTCTGGTTACCGCCCAAGCCCCAGACCCATGCACCTTCAATCCGGTCAATGAAGAACACATGTCCCTGCCAGCTGGAAGATCCCCGTGGGATCACCCCGATGTCGCCAGGCTGCGTATCCGCAATCTCCACTGGGATGCCCCAGTCCAGATAGGACCGCGCGGTCAGCTTGCGCGTTGAGCGAATGCCAGCCCTCTCAAGACAATGGCCGACGAAGGCGGCGCACCAAGCCACAGAGTCATGCTCAACCCACTCGTGACCGACCGAGGCGTACATCGCCACGATGGCAGGGTTGTTCTCAGGGCCGGGACCCTCGGTGGTGCCGATATAGCCGCGGGCAATCTCAAATGGTGTCATGGTCGTTTCTCCATGGAAAAGGAAACGCCGCCCCGAAGGACGGCGGTGTAGAGTTTTGGTCGTGTCAAAGAGGGGTTATTTCTTCTTGCCCAGCCAGGCCGCCAGCAATGTCTCCGCTCCCCGCGGCCCAAGATAGGCCAGCGTTGCCACAAACCCTGTGCTGACTGGCTGGGTCAGACCCATATAGCTGGCTGCAGCATCACCAATGAGCGCCATGCCGACGGCCACAGGGATTTCCCACAAAAGCTCTTTGCCAAAAAAGCGTCGCTTGCCCAATTTCACCTCCCCTGAATGATACATCAGCCGCCCCGTGAATGCCCCGATCAGCGTGGTGACTGCGCCGCCAAACAGGTTGTTGATCATTTCGATAAAGCTCTGGTCCTGCATGGCCGCCGTCTTTCGTGCTGGATGGTCTCGGGCCGATGTCGCGGCCCAGCTTAATATTCTCCGCCGTCAAGCAGCGCCTCAAAGGCGCTGTCGGCGTTGTTGCGGATCTTTAGGGTTGGCGGCGTGGTGCTGGTATCAAGCCACAGCATACCGGGCGCTGTTGCCGCAGGTTCCACCTCGCCGCTGCTGGTCGATCTCAGCGCTGCAACAATCTGGTTGATCTGCGCGCGCACTGCGGCGCCATTGTCATTAATGATCACAAAGCTGGGTGCTTGAGACACTAGGCCACCTCATCTGCAATGAGCCGCAATTCCGACACGATCGGCGTGAATGCCGGATCGTTTGTTCTGAGCCAGGCCCGCGCCTCGACCGCGCGCGCCTCAATCTCGCTGTTGTCGATCCGTCCCCATGGGCCCCAAAGCGGGTTTGCCGCTGCCGGGTCGTCATCGGTTTCGCGCACCTCGAGCACGACGTCGATATCAGCGCCCTCGGAGCCGTCAAAGTCGGCCCAGGTATCGATGGGTGTCATACGGTCATCGATGTAATCCGACAGGGCCGAGGCCCCGACCAAGATGTCTGAGCGTAAGCGCACGCGCCTCAGCGCCCCAAAGTCGAGCAGCCCATCGAATTGGTAGAGCCCTTCGGTCGCCAGCACGACCGGGCTGCCTGCCGCATCGTTTCCGGTTTCCAGTTTCAGCGTCCCTGCGGTGGTCACCAGACCAGTTTTTTGACCTGCAAAGCCCGGATCCGCCGACAGCGTGTTCAGCTGCGCAAAGCTCAAGATCTGCACGCCTTTGGTCGTCACCGTGCTAACGGGGCCAATGCGCCCCTCGCTGTCTTCTGCGCGCAAAAGATAGGTGCCAGGTTTCAGGGGCACGACCGCAATGGCTTCGCCGCCCGAGACGCGGTCCATCAGCGTCGAGTTCGCCCAAGAGGCATTTGCGTCCTTGCTGTGGCGAATGATGACGCTGCCACCCACGCGCACATCCACATCCACCGCGCGCTGCCATTTGAGAACGGCGAGCCCGCCTGCCGACTGGATGGTCAGACCTTCGAGGACCGCCGGCGGTGCCGTCAGCCCCACCACCTCGCGCGTGCCCTCGCGCCAGGGGGACGAGACCCCCAGCACAGACACGGCTTTGACGCGGAAGTCCCATTGGCCTGGCGCAATATCGCGCAGCTCCATCAGCGTGCCGCTCGTCCGCCCGTAATCTTGCCACGCGCCCCCATCGCGGCGGGCCTCGAACTGGTAGCTTTCGACAAACCCGCTTTGGGCTGCAGTCCAGCGCACGCGCAACAACACCTTTACCGCCGAGCCGTCCCGCGTGACGTAGAGCTCCTCCTCGCCCTGCGGCGCACCAGGCGGTGCGATGTCAAAGGCCGAGGGCAGCGTCGTGCGCGGGGCGGCTGCATAGATCTGCTCCTCGCTGGCGTCCCAGTCATAGACCAGCGGAGAGGTCTCGCGCAGCAAGAGCTCTGGCGCAATCCGCGGACCGGACCCCACCTGCGTCAGGTCCAACCGCACAGCTTCAACCTCAAAAGGTTTGCCATCATTTGGATCTGGCCCGCCAAACCCCCAGCGGGAATAGCGCATAAGCGTCGTCTCGCCTGCGGCCACACGCCAGGCTTTGAGCTTTCCCGAGAACCGCACGCGCATCTGCCGCCGTGCGCGCTCCAGCTCAATCTTGGCTAACCGCTGCGCCATTGCCGCCGAGATCGTGAAGGGCAGCGCGATATCGCGCCAGACCTGTTCGCCGCCGTCTTCCAACCGGTAGGTCTCAGAGGCATAGGCCGGGAAGTCATCAGGCTGCCAGTTATTCTGCGGGCTCACGAACTGGCCGCGCACCGCGTTGAAGTTTGAAGCGCGGGTTTGGCGGGTTGTCAGCGTCATGCCACCCTCACGCGCATCATCGGAGGTGAGCAGGCTTGATGGTATCCGGTAGGCGCCTGCACGCATGCGCCATTGGCCGGCCTGCCAGATGCAGCGCCCGGCCATGGCGGTCAGCATTGCCTCGATAATGGTCTGGGCGTCTCTGATAGCGAGACCACCCCATTGCAGCTGTAGCGTGGCTCGGTACCACCGCCTGCAAGCACGATCTGTTCGTCGCAAATGTTTGCCGCCTCAATCAGGCTGTCGGTCTCGATCCCGTCCGGCGCACCGATGCCCGCCCCAATACCATAGATGGGATGCGCCATGTAGTCAGCCACGCAAAGCGCTGCATTCTCAGTATAGCCGCGCGCGCCAATGCGTGGATCAAGGATATCGTCCTTGCCCTCCATATCGACCGTGATGTTCGGGATCCCGCTCGGGAAGGCATCCGGATCATAGGTCAGTCGCAGATAGATCGCAGCACAGCCGGCCAACCGATGCGCGGGCGTCCAGAGATCTGGTGCTGCCGCGATGAGGCCCGCGAATGCACTTTGATCGTCATGCCCGAGGCGTTTCTCGACTGCGAGTTTGCCCGCCCACCGGCCTTGCGCGACCCCTGCGGCATTCACCGCCATCTCACCCTCGAAGTAGATCGCGCCAATCGACTTCACACGGTGGGCGGCCAGCACCACGACGAGGTGCAGGTCTTTGTCCTTGTCCCCTGTCGAATGCAGAAAGGTGATCACGCCACCCTTGCGGGTCCGACCATAAACCATCTGGCGCGGCATCACCGGCTCGCGCACGGTCACCGTGCGGGCCTGCAAGGCGATCTGGCCCACAGATGGCTTGGGCATCATGGATTGTGCCGCCGCCGAGAGCAGCATCGACGCGCCGAAGTTGGCGGCAAAGCCAATCAAACCCGTCGCTGCAAAAGCGGCCGCCACGCCGCCCGCCGCGATCGCCGCACCGCCAAGTGCGACGGCGCCAAGAATAATGGGTGGCATGGATCAGGTTCTCCAGGCGAGACGGCAAGAGCTCAGCGGCAGGGTCACAAGCCCCTCGGGCGCGACGAAGGCTGCCCGCGCGCCGATACACACGCCAAAAGCCTCAGGCTCTCCGCCCAAAACAATATCCCCGCGCTGTGCAAGGCGCGGATCGGGCAGCGGTTCTCCAAGCAGGGCGCGCACACCATCTTCAAGCCTGTGCCAGCCCAGCCGGCGCAGTACCCGCTGGCAGCCAAGGGGCGTGCGGTACCGCCCCCGCCAGAGGGCGGCATGGTCCGGCCCGCCTGTCAGATCCCGGCGCAGATCAAAGGCCCAAGTCGCGCAATCATGCTGGCCCCATGCGAAGGGGCGCGTGCGGGCATCAGTTATAGCGGCGGCAAACAGCTGTTCCCAATGTGGGACGCGGACGGCCATGTGGATGACAACGCTGTTCCGTTCCATCATCCCCGCCCCCAGGTGATCTCTTGGTCCTGGATCGCGGTGACATGCGCAAAGCCGAGATCGCCCGTAAAGAGCACCTGCTGGTTTTCATGGGTGTAGCGCCAGTTGCGTGGCACATTGAGATCAATGAGCCGGCTTTCATAGCTGATCGTGATCCGGCAGCTTTGCACATCTTCCTGGATCTCCGGCACATCAAGGCGGCCGGTGAAGGCCTGCACGGGATCGGCGATGATCTGACGATCCTCGGTCAGAAGGGCCAGCCAGATGCGCCCTGGCTGACCCTGGCGCGCTTCATCAATCGCAAGCCCCACCAAATCAAGCGGTACGCCAGAGAGTGAGACCGTGGTCCCAGAGGCCACAACATCCGAGGTTTCCTCAAGAGCCCCAAGCCCCAAAAGCACGCCGACGCCGGTCCAGGTCTTGCCGTCCCATTCCACAGGACCAGCCCCAGTCCAGATCCGCACCGTGCCGGATGGGAAGACGCCTTCAAACAAGATCGCAGGCCTGAGATCCGCGGCGTCAAGCGCATCGGCCAATGCCGCCGTGATGTCGCGGCTCATCAAATGGCCTCGCGTGCGGAGAGTGTGAAGCGGTGACGCGCTACACGCGCGATGCGGGTGGGAACCGCGGTGGTAGGGCGCAGCAGCACCTGCGGTCTGTTCACCTCCAAAGCTGTGTTGGCGGGCAGCGCGCTGCGCATGGCTGGAAAGATCGTCAGTGTTGCGAACCCATTGATATCCGCTGTTACATCGAAGGCGATCTGGTGCAGGCGCGTGTCGCGCGCGGCACCGATGGAGAGAAAGTCACCCGAGGCAACGGCAGGCAGGCCAGAAGGCCAGCCGAGTGTTTGGATGACGTTGCCGCCCGTGATTGGCGTTGCCAGCGTGACCGGTTGCGTCAGCCCTTTTGGCTCAATTGACGGGTCGGCAAAAAGCAGCAGGCCCCGGCCAGAGCCAAGCGCCGTCAGGGCCGCAGAGACAGACCGCGCCAGCGGTCCTGATTGCGCGGCAAATTCGATATCATATTCCCACCATTCCCCACCCCAGTCCTGCACCTCCATGCTGCCCGTAAACGGTGACGGTGTCTGGCTGGTGGCCGTGACCAAGCGCCGCTCGAGGTTCGCAACCCAGGTGCGCGGCAGCTCCACAATGACGCTCATGCCAGTCGCCCCCGGCGCATGGCATTGCCCACAGCGGCCAGCGCAATCCGCTCGAACTCGGGCTGGGCATTGCGCAACACGCTTGCCAGCTGTTCAGCCACCCCGAACTGCGCGCCGCGCGCATCAACATTGAGATGGACAGCAACGGGGATACTGCCGCCTGCACCACGCGCAACCTCCGATCGGGACAGCACCCGCTCGCCGCGCTGCAAGATCGTGGGCACCTCATCTGGGCGCAGCCCTGCCCAACCGCCGGCATGCATGTGGGGGGCCGCAGCAAAGACGGCTGCGGGGACCGACCGCGTATGGCCAGAGAGCCCCACCATGCCGCCCGCATGAGAGACCGCAGCGGCAACAGACCCACCGCCACCAAAGGCACCCGACAGCGCATTGGCGACGGGTCCCAGCACCGCGCGGCGAAACGCCAACACGGCAAGATCTGCCAAGATTGATCGCACGAGGCCCTTGAAGTCGAGCTTTCCCGTCTCGACAAAGCTGCGGAACGAGCTTTCGGCGCTAGAGAAGGCGCGGGATAAAGTTTCTCCAAGGCCTTTGCCCCAGTTCAGCGCATCACTGGCATAGGACTTCAAAGCCTCAGAGACCGCGCGCCAGCCGGTCACAATCTGTGCGCCTGCGCCACCACCAGACCCGCCGCCGCCCACGGCATCTCCGGCTTGGGCCATTGCTCCTGCCAGGCGGTCAGCGGAGGCTGTTGCCTCGTCAAGAGCGGCAGCGCCGTCCTCGCTAGTACCCGCAACAGCATCGCGCAGCGCGGCCCAAGACCTCAGCGGTGCGGTCGCGCCATTCGCAAGATCCGTGGCGGCCTGCCGGTAGGTATTGGCCGTGGCCAGCGCGTCGGCGGCAATCCCATCAAGCCCCAGATCAGGTGCCGAAAGCGGATTGTCCGCAAAGGCTCGGCGGAACGCCTCCGCAGTAGCCGTTCCTGCATCCGCTGAAGCCCCCGCAAAGGGGTTGGCAATATCCCCGAGGCTCATTTCACCGATTTCGCCAAAGGTGGTCTCGATGCCCACAGCCGCCAGCGCATCGCGGATCTTGCCCGTAAAGGCGTCAATCCGGGCGATCGCACCATTCAGCATCGCCTCGATGCCATCGAGCATCCGGTTCGCCGCCGCGTAAACAAGATCCCCGATCACAGCTGGCAGGCGCGACCAGATTTCGCGGACGGCGAGCAGTGCACCCTCAAAAGTATTGGCTGTGGCGTTACCAAAGGCGACAACGCTTTCAATCGCCCCCGCCATGCCGGTGGCAGCATCGGATTTGAGATCAAAAAACATCGCTGTTGCGCGCGCGCCTGCGGCCGAGGCGCCCATCTTGATCCGGTCCCAGACCTCGACAGCAACATCCTTCAAGAGGCGCATGGCCTCGCCAAAGCCGCCGGCACCTGACGCGAGGCGCGTAAACCAATACACAAGCTCGCCTGCGCCAACGATCAACGCGCCAATGCCAGTGCGGATCAACGCGCCCTTGAGGACCACCAGCGTGGTGGCGAGCCCGCGGACAGACAGCGCCGCGGCGGCCATCGCGGCAACCCAGCGTCTGGCGAGGAATGTGGCGAAGGTTCCCGCATAGATCGCGAGCCGGTCAAGGTTCGCCAGGACCGCGTCAAACGCGCGGCTGATCGGGCTGGTAGAAGAGGCCAGCGCCACAAACGCATTGGCGACTGCTTCCAGCGACGGGGCAAGCGCCACGGCTATCCGGTTGCGCACGCCCGTAAACACCTGGCCAATGCTGACCAGCGCCAGTTCGGAGCGACGCATTGCGGCGATGGCATCCGCATCAAGCACCGACCCAAGCGCCTGCGCCTGTGCGCCGAGCCGGGTCATCTCCGCACCGCCGTTCTGCAGCAGCGGGATCAGCCGCGTGGTGTCGGACGCCATCGCCTCGAGATAGAAGGTCATCTCTTGTTGGCTGACGCCTGCCTTCTCCAGGCTTGAGACGTAAAGCTGCAGCGCCTCAGGACCGGAAAGGCGGGCGAACTGATCGGCGGTGACACCAACGCGCGGTGCGATGTTCTCAAAGAAGTCCGCCATCGGGCCACCGCCCGTTTGTAGAAAATCCCCCACACGGTCGTTCACGTCCTTGAGGATATCGGCGAGCTTTTCTTGCTCAATGCCCACCGTGGCGGAGGCAGCCGCCCAGCGTTGGAACAGCTCTGGGTTGGCATTGGCGACCTGTGAGAGCTGGCCGATTTCATTGGCGGCAGCGACCGTCGAGCGGGTCATCGCAACGACAGCACCTGCGAGCGCCGTAGCAGCAGCAGTCGCTGCGATCTTGGCACGGCGCGCAAAGGCCGCCATCCGCGCGTTTGCCTGGTCTAGCTCGCGGCTCAATCGCCCCATCCCGCGTGTGCCCGCCTCACCGACACCTTCCAGCTCGGCACGTACCTGGCGACCGCCAGTCACAGAGAGGCGGACGGAGACACGTTTTTCAGCCATAAGGCGTCCTTGCAAAATGTATCATCACATGATACGTAGGGGTATGATCGTTAGTTTACGAGGAAAGCTTGCCGCTGCAGCGGTCCAGGACCGCTTTGGCAAAGGCTTTCCAGCCGACATCGTGAAACGCACGCGTGCCATGCTTTCGGCATTAGACGCGGCGGTCGAACTTGAAGATTTACGGTTTCCGCCGGGCAATCACCTTGAAGCTCTGAGCGGGGATCGCGCGGGACAACATTCGGTGCGCATCAACGGACAATGGCGCATCTGTTTCATCTGGACCGATCAAGGACCTGCACAGGTCGAGATCGTGGACTATCACTAGGAGGGCCTGACATGAGCCTTATCACCAATCCATCCCACCCGGGCGAAGTTCTGGCCGAGCTGTATCTGACGCCACTGGATATGAGCGCAATCGCGCTTGCCGCAAAGCTTGGCGTGCCGCGCACCCGGATCGAGCGCCTCGTCAAAGGCCAGACCGCCATCACGGTTGATACTGCGATGCGCTTGGCGCGTTTTTTTTCGACAACGCCAGAGTACTGGATGAACCTTCAGCGCGCCTGGGATCTGGCACGTGCCCGCGAGACCATCGATGTCTCAGGTATTAAGCCCCTCGAGGCTGCCTGATCCCATTTGCTCGCACATTTTGCGCACCATCACCGCCTCAATGGGTGGCAAGAGTTCTGCGATGATCAGGGGCGAGACCCCGAGGGCCGCCCCGAGGTGTAGGGCCGCACCCATGTCCCAGCCAATAACGGCACCGCCGCTCATGCCGCCGGCAACGCGGATCTGCCCGCCGAGGCGCTGAACCAAATCCCAGATCTGCCAGCCCTCGAGTGTGCGCGGCGCATGCAGGCTGCGCGGGCAGGCCGCGCAAACAGAGGGACACGCTGCGCAATACTCACCGCCCCCGCCGAACTCCCAGTCGGCGAGAGCGGTTAGGCGTTTTTTTCCGCGTCCAGTATCAGCGCGCCTGCGATGTATGTGGTCTGGAACGCCTCAAAGATCGGCCAGAGCTCTAAAAGGGCATCGATGCCCTCAGGCGTCAGAGGCAGAGGCTCGCCGTCCTCGTCGCCAACGCCCTCCCAATCTTTCACGACGATGCGCGCCACGGCTTTGGCCACGATACGAGCAAGATCATCGTTGGATGCGTTGATTGCAGCATCAGTCGCTGCGGCGATGATCGCCGGATCGCTGCGCGCGGCTAACATGATGGCGGTGGTCAAAGGTGCGACGAATAGTCGGACACCATGGCCGAGTTCGAGCCAGCGCGGCTCCGTGGAGAGGTTTAATCGCAGCATCAGTAATCCTCGCGGTCGTTGGTCAGCGTAACGGTGCACATACGACCAACCCCAGGATCGCTGGCAGCCTGCCAGTCGAATGTGGCCTGCACGCCTTGTGGACCGGAGATCTCGATCCGGGGGCGTGGGAGATAGACGGCGTGCGCGGTGACGGTCAGGTTCTCACCCGTGGGCAGCGTGTAGGAAAACGCAAGTTCGCAGGCCTCGCCATTGATCGCCTGGGTCACCAGCGTTTGATCGGCAAAGCGCACGACGACATTGCCGGTCAGGGCGGCGATAGACGGATCAGCACCGTCGATCTTGCCATCCGCCCGGATCGTCTCGATGCGATCAAGGTTGTTGGCATAGGTCAGGTCGGCCGAGACGACATTGCCGATGTTTGCGCCGTTTCGCGTGATCGCCCCGTTGAAATGCCCGAAGCGCTTGAGCGCGATATTGGTGGGCGATCCGGCCGCACTGGTCGTGGCAATCTCCTCGCCCTGCGCCACGATGCTGGCCGTTGCAGTCAGCAAGCCTGATCGCGCCATCTGCCAGTTGAGGCTGTCGACCATGCAGCCGGAATATATCGCAAAGCGCGGCACCTCGGGCATACCGGTCTCAACCGAGAAGCTCGGCAGTGCCCAGTTTCCCGAGCGAAACTCGTGGCTATAGGGGGCGTCAGCTCCCGTGGTTGTAGGGGCCCCAAATGCTGCCTTCAGCCAGAACCCGAACGCTTCCGCATCTATTGGCATGACGACATTGCCGTCCGCCGTCACTGCATCCTTGATCGGCGCCTGTGGATCACGCCCATAGCCCAAGAGTTCCGATGTCTGCAGCGGTTGCTCCGCCCCCCGGAACGTGTCAACGACTTTGAGGCAGTGGCTTTTGGACTTTAAGCTTGGTTTCCCTCCGTTTGCTTTGGTGGATTTATCCAGACAGCAGTCGGGATGTGAGGCGGCCTGGGTGGCTTGCGGACG